CTTGTTGTAATCGGTGTGGCATTCTCAGAGTTGCGAGTCGCTACTGACTTATTCATAAACTTGAAGGTCATCGGCAACATTGACTCAGTGAGTGAGTAGTATTTCAAACAAGGTGCAATGTATGAATCTAACAATGTTCTGTTGTCAGTTGTAAGAGTGTCGTTATATGCTTGATCTTGCAACTCATCATAAATACCCGAGCCTATCACATCACGAATGTAAATCTCTTGAGCTTCCTTGATTGCAGATTTCAAAAGCTTGGGATCAACATTTTCATTGATAGGTGAATTATCTCTTAGGTATTGAGTCGATATAAAATAAATAAAGTTAGCCATTGATTCTTCTTCTTAATAATTGTGGTTGCCAAATGTGTCTGCAATATGGAACGTGAGTGGTTGTGCCTTTGATTGTCATCCATCCGCCTCGTCTTTTCCAAGCTGAATAACCAGGATCATTGTACTCCCTTGCAAGTATCACAGAAATTTGGTCTATTTCTTCTCTTGTGTAAACTCGGTTAAGTCTGATCATTCTCTGACAGAAGTCACGAGATGTAGGCAACAAATCGCCTCCGCTTATTCCTGGTGCCTTTTCATAAGTGTAACGAGTCACTATCTCCGTTCCTACATTGGAATTTTCAAGAGTGGTTGTTCCTTCAGGTGTGATTCTAAAGCCATCGTCAACAGATTCAATCAACCCTCTCTGTGCCATATCGTCAACTTCTCGCATTATCTCCTCCACAGGCTTTTTAATGTTGTTAGAGAGCGTTTCTAAGGTGATTCCCTCGTTAGAGTATAACCACTGCAAAATCATCGCTTGGAGAGCATCTCCGAACTCCAAGGGTACAGCCTCAAAATTGTCAGCATCTTCACCGAACTCAGCGAACACTTTCAAATCTTTGTCATCATCCCATCCGAAAGGGTTATCACAAGATTCACATTTTACTTGTTCAGACATTGCTGTTGTTGCTGACATACCCAATTCGATACGAGCCTCATCTCTGTCAATGATGCCTTTCTCAAATAACTCAACGTAGTCAAGTCCAATCGGTGGCTTGTTCTTTGTTTTAAGCTTTACAGGTGTGATGTATTTGAAAATATAACTTAAGGCTCTATCCATTTGATTCTGACGTGGCTCAATATAGGAAGTTTGAAACGCCTCAAACGCTTCAATCAACTCGTTACGCCCTCCAAGTTGCCCCTCTGTCTTTATACCGAAAAGCATCGGAGAAGTAACTCGGTGACTCATCAAAATCTCCTCTTGTACAGTGTTGTTTAAAATATCAAACTGCTTATCAAAGTCAGACGGTGCAAGGTTGTTAACTACTGAAGGAGTTTCGTTTGGATCGTTAAACTGAATGATGATACTCCCAGCGTTATCTGTTCCGCTAAAGTTGTCTTTAAATCTTCTGATTGTTTGACGAGCTTCCTCAGGTGACGGAATGCCCTTAAACAATTGTAAAAGCGTCTGAGCCGAAAAGCCCGATTTGATAGAGTTAAGATGGAAGTTGGCAATCTCTGTGTCAATCTCGATGTATTTAAGAGCTGATTGGTATGGAGCTGTTGGATACTCGCCACATCCTGCCTTGTACATCTTGAAATAAAACACCTGCTTACTCTCTCTCGTGTTAGGATTCCATGCAAAGTAATGATCAGGCTTGACCTTTCTATCGCTCCAATCTTCAGCATATAAATAATGCCCATCTAAGGAGTGACGGACATTCTGAAACGGCAAGTGATAAATCTCAGCTATCTTGGTTTTGGCTTTGTTCCAAATGATCTCAAGAGCAAAGCCGTCAAACAATTCAAGGTCTTGAGCAATCTTGTTTTTAAGGCTGTCAAAGTCCTCGTAAGCGTTGATTGAATCAAGAGCATCGTTTGCTTTTGCAATGTCCTCTGTGTTGTATGCTATTATCTCGGTTTTATCACCGGCAATGAAGTCAGCTTTTTGAGTTACGATTGCTCCGTGTTTTGGTGAGCTGTTAAACAAGTCAATCAACATTTGAGGGTAAGCGTTATCCTGCCCATAAGTCAAGAAGCCTTTTGCTTTGTTCTCCTTGAAAATGGGTATTTTGCTCTCCGCAAAGTTGATCCTTATGAAATTATTTTCCATCTTTTTTATCTTTTGCAAATATAGAACCCACACCAGCGACGATGAACGCCCCTGCCTCTGTGAGTGTTGCTTTGTTTATTCCGACTAATATTAATGAGCCTGTCACGAGTAGAACACCCAAAGCCGTTGTTTTCCAATTCTTAAATATTCTCTCTATCATTTTCCAAAGTATTTAATCAACAACGAGTCATTTATATCGTGTAATCGTTTAAGTTCTATCATTGCTGAATCTTGCATCTTTTGGCTCTTTTCCATCTGCTCCGCTACTTCATCCTCTATTGTGGGCTTTTCTGTTGACAATGCCAAGATAACAGCGAGTATTGCTAAAATTGCTAAGCCTTTCATATCTTTCCTAATGCTTTGTAGATTTTGATTTCAGTTACCAATGCAGAACACAACGAGTCCTGTGTTTTTAACATAGCCGACATTTTACGAAGTTCTGTTTCACATTTTACCAATCGCTTTTCGCATTGAGCCGTTGCAAGGTTGCTCTGCCTCTCTGCTCTGATGTATAAGGCAGTCACGACAAATAGCAAAAGATAGGTGATAGCCTTCTCGCTGTTCTTGGTGAATTGCTCAAATGTTACTGGGAATCTCATATTTCTTCATGTGGTGTGATTGTGATGTCACTCGGCTCACCCAATACCGCCTCTAATCCTTCAACGTGACGGATGTAATAAAACCCGTCAGCCTCTGAATAGTTGTAGTTCACCCAGTAGATGGTCGTATCATTAGGTCTGATTGGATAGCCCTTATAATCTGCCGCTTGTTGTCTTGCGGTGATTGCTTCTTCTTCTGTGTTAAATGTATATCCTTGCATAGTTAAAATGGGTCAGGTGTTGGTGGTGGTATATATTCGCCTTGTGGCAAGTCAAGCACCCAAGCGTATTGAGAGGCTTGAACTAAAGGTATTTGTTGTTCAGTTACAAAGTTAAACCATACATCGTTTATATCTTGAACGCAATTAAATCTTTCAAAAGGTGCAAATTCTTCCCCTTGTATTGCGTCTTTTTCTGCTTCTGTTAAAATATAGCCTATCATACGTTACGAGATAAAGTGGTTTGGAATGCTTGTACTGCGGTGTACAAATCAGATGCTTCGGTATCGGTTAAGCCGTCACCGATTGAGGCAAAGCGAGTCTCATTTATTTGATAATTATTAAAAGAACCATTATTATCAAAAGCCCCAAACTTTATAGTTCTATTAACTAATGAAACACTGTTTTTTGAATATGTTAATAAATTTGAACTACCTCTTAGATTGATTTGCGTTGCATTATTTCTATACGTAACATAAAATCCAGATGGCTGATTTAAATATTGACTCGATGGGAATCCACTATTATTAGCAACTTCTGCACCAATACCAACACTATTGGGAAATCGAGATACTTCCCAAGTTCCTAAAAAACTGCCCGAGCCATCGCCTATTAAAAAAGGTATCTGTTCGGATAAAAAAGTATCTAAATAATAGGCAATGCTGTTTGAATTTAATCCTAATTCAATAGAATTGTTCAACCCAGTATCCATATATCCATTAGTTCCATTAGGAGTTGCCCCTGTACTTGCAAAAGTCCAACCTCCGTTAAATGTACCCGTAAAACTTGAACTCTTCAAATTCTGCGCACACGCTGCTGCACTTGCTCCAACCATTGGGTAGATGGCTTTGATTTTAGTCCAAATACCTGCGGCTTTTAAATCAAATACTAACTTCCCTATTGCATCTTCTTCCGTGCTTGTTAATGAACCACCTGCGGTATCTACTCGGTCAAAGAATGCTTGAGCATCTGCATCGGGCGATACATAGTATATTGAGTAAAAGTCGTTTATGTTAGTTTCAATGCCCGTGCGGTTTGAGGATTGGTCGGATGGGTAAAAAATAACCTCTTGAATATTACCTTGCCATAATGCTAAATTACTATTAATTCCTCCTATTGTTAAAGGTATATTTGTTGCTTCTGACAAATTTCCTGCTTGAGCACTTATGTTTGAATTGTAAGTAGATAAACCATTAGCATACACAATAACCCTATTTGATTGAGTTGCATTATTTGTATCATAAATTGTAATTAAATTATACTGTTTTAAATCACTCCATTGCTGAAAAGTATTAATTGAATTACTACTATTATTTGTGCTAAAATGTGCCGCAAATCTACCTGGACTAACTCCTGATGTATAAGCTGATACAAATGACCTATACGATGGGCTTCCTCCTTCATTGTTATGAGAAAATATAATTTTTGTCGATACCGTAGACAAATTTCTTTTAGCAACTGTACTTGTGAATAATTTACTAATTCCTCCTCCGTAATAATCAAAATAATTTATTCTTAAAATATCATTACTCCCATCAAATTGAAGTGCAGGTTTCTCATTATCATTTATCACACTACCACTACTTACAATCTGTGGTTGCTCACTTGCAGTTGTTTGTGTGGCATCGTTTGAGTTCCCCGATTGGTCGTACCAAGTAGTAACATAAGCATCTAAACCTCCCGTGCAATATCCTTCAAGAGTTGTAACGTCTAACTCTCCATTAACAAAACCGATATCATAAGTAGGTTGCCCTGTTGTGTCTATTCTTACTTCAATAGCATCTCCCGTGTATGCGGTTCTTAATAATCGCAAGGAATAAGCAGCAGCCGCATTGGGATAATCGTCAAGTAAGCCTAAAAAACCAAAATCCTCACTCCCTATCAAACCTAACTGAGTAGGCAATTGCCCAGCGTATAACTTATCGCCAAACAACTTCTCGTTAAATCCTCTGAATATCCCGAAATCAGGCATTAATAATCTCCTTTAATTGCAAATATGTTAACTCCGTCTGTCTGTGCAACGGTGATTCCAACCTGTACTTTCTGCCCTGCTTTAAGTTGTAGGTCACTATATGCCGTTACTTGTCGCTGAGATGTTGTTGTCGTTCCTGCCGTCACTGCCTCCATTGCTATCTCATCGTATAACTTTGGATTTGCCCCTGCTGTGTCAGTGATAAAAATCAAAACAGCGTGAGCCGTGTTATCTCCTCCAACCTTTGCCCCTATTTGAGTTATTTTAGTGCCGTCAGTTGCTGCCGTTAATAGGTCGGATAGGTTAGCCGTCGTTGCTCCTGTTCTGTCCGTTGTCGCAGCCGTTACCGTTACGATTGCCGTTTCGGGAGTGAGTGCGAATATAGGTGATGTGTTTGCCATTAGTAGTTGTAAAATAAATATAAGTCACCGCCCGTTGAAGGTGGTATTTCTAAATTAGTTAAGTTGCTTCCGTCAACTGCAGGAAGTTTGCTATCTGCATCCAACTGCACGAGTTCAGATGCTCCGTTAAAAGTGTTCCCTTGCTTTGTTACGCTTTGAGCAGTTAAAACGCTTTCAACCTTTGCATCGGTGTAATACTCGTTATTTCCCTCTGTTAGGTCATCGGTGGTTTTAGTTGCTAATCGTGTATCAAAACGCCCATCAGTGTAGTAAAGGTTATCCCCTTCTGTTAGATTGGTGGTTGTCTTAGTTGCTAACGATGCATCAAATTTCCCCTCTGTGTAATAGAAGTTAACCGCACCTTCTGAGATGTCATCGGTGTCAAGTGTTACTGCTCCCGTTTCGCCATTTACGCTCTGAACATTTCCTTGAGATGCTATGGTAATCGTCTGCAAGTCATCGTCAAACGTGATGGATGTGTTATCTCCTGCAATCAGGGAAGCCTTAACCTTGCTGTAAACTCTGCTATCCGTGAAATAAAGGTTAGTGCTACCTTCTGAAAGGTCATCAGTGTCGTTT